TTTTATTTATTTTGGTTTATACATTTTCTTTATTAATAGAATAATACTTTATTTTATATAGTAGGGTTGTCTGTCTTAATCTGGAGAGATAAAATGGGTAGAAAAAAAGAGTTTGTAGCAAGTAAGTCCTTTACGTTAGGACTCCAAGAGTTATTGTATATGGAAAAGAAATGCAATGAACAAAAGATTAAAGCATCTAAATTTATTAATCGTTTATTGCGAAAGGCGATGCTTAAGGATCTGGAGAAAGAAAAACACAGGCACGGTCCTATTGCGTATTGTACAACCTGCGTTTCTTATAAAGAATTTGAACAGAAAGAAGGCGATAAGTGGTTGTGTGTCGACTGTAACGAAGATAAAACCGACGTTATCAAATATATGCTTAAGACTTAAGTAACAGTTCATAGGTGAGCGGTCATGGTCGCAAGACGAAGACGTGCCTCAAGGCGTAGAGCTCCAAGACAATTTGGAATAAATGTAATTGAAACAGGGACAGCTCTGGCATTAATTACACAGGTAGATGCAGGTGCCGCGGCACAATCATTTTTAGCAGGAAATATTAATGCAGGATTAACCAAGATGCAAAAAGCGGCAACAACAAATAAACAAGCAATCATAAAAACGCTCATCGGGAGCATGGTCGCGAAGGTTGCAGTTAAGACATTATCACGGGGATCGCCAGTTCTGGCTTCCCTTGGACCAATTAAAGTGAGGGCATAAAATACACATGAGCATTGTCGTAACGAGGACTTCGTCTGCACTTTCTGCAACGACCAGTTTTCAGAGCATGACTAGCCAGTTCGCGAGTTCAGGCTTGAGTTTAGTAGTACCAAGTGGAGTATCGCAAATAAGTTCCATATCAATGGGAGTTAGTGGTGTCGCAACTGGTGCAGATTTTTGTACAGGATACAAAATCACAGGTACGGCGCTTACTAATGGAGACGCCACCTTTATGGGACCTGCAATAAGTCAGGCCGCATCGAGTGGTACTGGAGTAGCCAATTGTGTAGTTCAGGAAAAGACCGCCCTAGGCGTAACGTCTGGTAATACTTTGGATTTGCAAATCGCCGTTACAACTGCGGCCACGGTTGACGCAAGTATCACAATTCAATTTGAGTAAGAATGCCCGAAGGCGTACCGTATGCTAGCAGTAATGTAGTAGCTGGTGCAGGTTTAGATCTTAATTACGTTGGCGAATTTGTATTTGCGTATAGTGGGACCTTTGGCTCTTCAATAGCTGAACAAACTTTACTAGATACTGTTTCACCAGCTGATATAATTATAGGAGAGTTTCAATATAACCAACCTGTCAACCCTGAATCACTGGCCGATGAGTCAGGAGCCATACAAATAAAATTCAATGGTGTGAGTATATCTATTATGAAAGTATCAGAAGGTTCAGGTATGACAGGTAGTGTTACTCAAAAGGTTGTTATCCCCCCTTATACTAAAATAGTCGCAACCTGCGAAGGTAGTGACAACCAAGCCGCTACCTTACAGAGTTTTACTTTTGTGGGTAAGCGTTACAAATGACACTTTCGACGGGGCCGACCCTTAACTTCTTTGGAGACCATGTCTTTGCTTGGTCTGGACAAAAGGATCTAGTTGCAGGCGGCACGACCTTACTGGACTTTATCTCTCCCAATAGGTTTTACAGTGTCGTCACCAACGTCTCGTTCGATTACAGCGGATGTTCTGCAGGTGATGTTTTGTCCTGGACTATCCAGGGAAATGAGAATGCGCTCCATGTTAGCAAGTTCATCATAAGTATTAACGGGATCGGGCCCCAATTCCCCAATTTGTATTATACGATTCCACCTAACACGGCAATGAATGTCCAGGCGTTAGGCCCCAGTGGAAAGATTAACGTAGTTCTAGAAGGTAAAGAGGTGCAATAATATGTTACCAGGTGAAACCGCTAGTAACATTAACACGAGATACTTTTTAAATTGGATGGTAAGAAACTAATGCCCATGAAGTATTGTCCAGAGTGTGGTGCCAGACGAGATATTGAAGAAAGGGCCAGACAACGTATCTTCTCCCAACAACGAGAAAGAATAGGACATGGGAACATAGGGGGAACACCCGGATCATATAGAAAGGCCCCAAAACCTAAGCGTAAACTATCAGCATGGAACAAATACGTAAAGGCTAACAGTAAGAAACCGCGTTTCAGATATCGTAACGGTAAACTAAATCTTAAGAAAATGGCAGTAGCGTTCAGGAAAACGCCTGCAGGGAAGAAGAAGAGATAATGGCACGCTATTCCTATTACTATAATCCTGTTTCTGGCGATATAAATAAAGTTACACCAAAAGCCAAGAAAGCCTATGATGAACATTTTAGAGAGGAACGGTGGACAAAACTCCTGGATAATGAAACAACCTTACCAACCTTGATTACAGCCTTTACAGCGTTAGCGGGGACTGCTTTAGCTACTTGGGTTCTAAGTTTGGTTTATGGATATTTAGATGAGAAAGGTGGTGATGTTTCAATTAAAGCCAAAGATGCTTGGTCAGGTGCTGTTTTTGGTGGTACGCTTACTGTTGATTTATTGACTAAACCATTTACGGGTAAAGGTGACGAAGGTATTGTCTTACCTGGAGACTATCAGCCACCTGCTACGATCACGTATGATGAATTCTGGACTTATGTTCAGAAAAAAATAGTGGGGGGTTAATGAATTTAGGCGCTTTAATTGCATTGGTAAAATTAGTTCAAGACGCTGGTTTAACCGAAACCAAATTTGACCCACAATGGGAGAAATTAAAGTTATACACTGAAGCTGGAGCTGTTTCCAGAGCTGAAGAAGGCCTTGGACTGTAATGGAAATCACAACGGTTTCCCTAATGCTATACTTTGCCGCTTGGACCGTATTTTATGCCCTTCTAAGCAAATATATTGCCCGATTGTCAAAAGATGAGTGGGTAAGCTGGGCTAAGAGCCGAGAAAGCGATGACGAACTAATAGAGATCCTGGAAAGTGTTATAGATGAGATTGAAGCCAGAACCCACGAAATGCTTGAGACCTTTCAATCTTCTTTTTTTGGTTCCCTGGGTGCGGCCAGTAAAAAAATTGACGATGCCACAGGCCAAAGTACAATCAAAGCCATAACTAGGGATAACCCGATCATGGGTTTCGTGGCCGATTACCTCCTTAAAAGGGGTAATTTAGGGGCATTAGTGGGCCCAGAGAGCCAAAACCCCCCTAGTAACCAGCCAAAAACGAGCGCTAAGTTAGGCCTAAAATAGTAATAATATATTAGTACTACTATTAATAAAAGTTAAATAGGCTTATTTTTATTTATTTTGGTTTATACATTTTCTTTATTAATAGAATAATACTTTATTTTATATAGTAGGGTTGTCTGTCTTAATCTGGAGAGATAAAATGGGTAGAAAAAAAGAGTTTGTAGCAAGTAAGTCCTTTACGTTAGGACTC